CATAGCAACGCCTATTGGAGAAGGCATCCTTGTAATGAAAGAATATTAAAAAGTTACAACACATCATTCACATGGAGATCCACGAAATTACAAACTTCGTAGATTCTGATACATGCAATCAAATAGTAGAAGAAATACTTATCACGCCTATACGAGAAAATTATGAAACCCAGCCATTTTTTTGGAATAGAACACGTGATATTGATAGCTTTCCATCTAGCAGCCTATTGAAAAGTATACGCGATAAAATGCTTAATGTAGCAAAGGTATTATACAACCAAAATGCGCTTATTGTTGATTACGTGGATGTAGTTACATGGTACGATGGTCAAGAGATGAAACCCCATTCAGATTCCGTAGATATACACACGGGTATACCCTATTCGTATTGTTCGTCTCGTATATATTCAGGTGTATTGTATCTCAATGACGATTATGAAGGTGGGGAAACATACTTTCCAAACCTAAACAAATCTGTTAAACCCCTCAAAGGTAAATTGGTGTTATTCCCCGCGAATGTAGAATATACACACGGTGTAAATAAAATATCAACAAAAAATAATAGGTATACTATGCCCATATGGTTTAAAAAATTATAGTTAAGATAATAAAATATGTATACATCTTCATAGTCTTGTTATACAATGTGCCGAGTTCTGAAATACATGAGACGTTGGAACTTAGAAGAAGTACGCGAGTGAAACGTTCATTGAACAATTAAATTTATAATTTTTCGTATGAAGAAGCATCTCGGTATTCTTCTTCCACTGTGAGATCGTTATACTCGACTTCCCTATTTATATACGCACCAGAACTATCCTTAATCATCATGTCTCTTACCGTTTCATACAAAACAGATGTCAATGCAAATTTATACGCTAAAAATCCGACAAACGTAGCCCCGTAATCAAAATCAAAACTGAACGGTGCATTGTTCCACATAGACTCGAAGATAGCCGTGGCCACTGGTATAAGAATTTGAGTTTGCATAGGAGCATTCTCTAGCTCGTCCACATACTTTGTCAGAGTTCCCAAATACGCGAGCGAAGATGCGACACCCAAAGTCGCTGAAACACCTTCCGCTGCACCCTGAGTGATGAAATAACTGGTTACGATAGCAGTCCCATAACCTGTAGTAGCGTTACGAAGTTTCGTTTTCAATTTATCGTAATCCGTCGCTGGTTTAATTACAGGTTTGGAAGATGCTAATATGTAACTCATATATTTCGTTATGTTCTTTCTCTTTAGATACTTAAAAGAATGCGTCTAATATACAACATGCCTGGATGCCCGAGTGGTCCAAGGGGGACGACTTAAGATCGTCTGGTGTTTCACCTCGTGGGTTCGAACCCCACTCCAGGCAACTCGTTTATACGACATGTTAATTCTACATTAACTTGTCATATAGATTGTCATTTTTGGGAGAAACGTACGATCCGTTACTCCACCTTTTGTTATCTTTGTCCACCGATTTTATGTGGTATAGTGCGATTTTAGGATTATCCACTATGACCTTCATGTTCGTAAAACCCTGAATCTTCTCATGTAACGCGTTGCCATACTTGATGACCCCGTTGTTTTTGAAAATTCTTCCGTTATAATCGGGCCAATTGACCCATCCAAGTTCATTTACCTTGTCCCCGAAATCGTGATCCTCATACCACTTACGAGTAGCTCCTAAAACAATATTAATTCTGGGTATCATGAAAAAATCTGCATCGGTGGAGGTGATAAGTTCCTTTACGTTTTTTATCATTAGTTCCTGTGGCATCTCATCTGGGTCTAACACAAAAATATAGTCACCCGAGCATTTGGAAATGTGATAATTTCGATGATCCGAAAAATTTCCGTCGAATGCACGTTCACATGTCACTATGTCTTCTTTGAAATGATCGATGACAGATCTCACACTTTCGGTGGTATGCGCCGTATCTATGAGTACGTTAATATCGTCTTCTTCGTCTATCACATCCTTTAAGAATGAAATGAGAGAATATAGATCCCTGGATTCATTGCAAACGGTGATGGCGTATGTGATCTTCATAGTGTATTAGAGGATACCTTCTTTAACTATCTATGATTCCTAAGGTCATTCATAAAGTGATCATAGTAGACCACCGCAAAATGCCCAAATTACCGGAAGGGATGAATAAAGCAGTCGAATCATGGTATCGTTTCAATCCGGGGTACAAAGTCAAACTGTATTCCGGAGAATCTTGTGAGAATTACATCAAGCAGCACTTTAACGATGATATACTAAAAGCATACCACAGCCTAAAGCCGTATTCGTATAAATGTGACTTGATGCGCCATCTCATCATGTATAACGAAGGTGGTTGGTACACAGATGCTCGAATGGAGTGCTATAAACCACTCGACGAGTTGGACGCTTTGAACAAAGAGTTTTACGTATGCGTGGACACACCCCAGCAGCAGCTTTGTATGACAACGGGGTTCATAGGTTCTATTCCCAAACATCCCATCTCTAAGAAGATGATCGACATCATCCTATGGAACATAGGCAACAGACATTACGGGATGGACTGTTTAGCACCTACGGGTCCAGGTGCCTACATAAACGCGTGTATTGATCACGTGAGGAAGTTTCCGCGTGCATGTCTCATTGGGAAACACGTGATCGACAACGGTGAACAGTTCATAGACTTTGATCTCGGTCGTATTGCAAAAGTCAAATATAACAATGCCAGGGGAGCTGACAATTCAGACCTGGCCGGTACGAATGATTATGGCGAAATGTGGAGAAATTGGGACATATACACGGACGTGTAGTTTTTTCTCAACATACAGTAAAGATGAATTTTTCTCAAGATATGGGTGTAACTGCCCTCATGGGTATTGCTATTCTCGCCGCGGTCACGTTTTTCGTGAATGTCGTGGGTATTAAGCATTACAACGAATGTGACGCTATTCGTGGAGTTGAAAAGTTTGAGAATCGCAAGGTGTATCTCACTCAGCTCATAACTATCGTGATCACCGCTGCGGCGACCCTCGGTCTTCGTAAGTTTATTTCCACCCCAGGCATGTCCGCGGCTGGTCCCATGATGATCATCGGTGGTGTTCTTTTACTCGTTTCTGCTGTTTTCGTGTATCAACTTCTTAACGCTGACAAGGAAGCGTGCAAGCCCAAGGATTCCGAGGTTAATTATTCCATCACCGGTATGGTTTTCGCGAGTTTTATCATCCTCGCAGGTTTAGGTACTGTGTACATGGCGTATGCTAAGAAGGGTGGCAATAGTTCCACCGCCGCCTCCGCGGCTGCCCCCACCCCGCCCCCGCCGCCTCCTCAACCCGTCAATCAGAGGTTCCTATAAACCAACAATGTGGCGCCCCAATAAGCGTAAAAATTTCAATTAACTAAGTATGGAACTACATGAAGCTACGTATATCGTATGTATGCTTATAGTTCATGTAGTACGAAACGTTGGGAAACTCTCGTTGGAAGAAAAACTAAATATCCTTCAGTACGCATTCTCTCTTCTGCGCTCTCTCGATTTGAGTTCGTGTAAGATATACAGTTGCACGATTAAACCGAGAATCGAATATACAACCGAATAACTAGCTCCTATTCTGTATTCATACAACGACCAAAGTATACTGGCAACTATACCCGAATACAAAAGAGGATACGTGTTCACATCAATCTTCTCGTGCTTAACTGTAGAAATTCTGAATATCATCTGTGCAACGCCTATAGAAATAGCACTTGTAGCTATAAGTACGTCGGTGCTTACCATTTATATAGTTAAAGATTTTAATGTAGGTTTATAAAAATGGAAAACATTTTGAAGTCGTACGCTACCAAGGGCAAAGATAATGAGAAGATCGTGAACAAGATTACCCGTCTTGTGAACAAGTACAAGAAGACCGGTATCAACAAGGAGAACATCTGTGGACTCGTCTCTACTCTCATGATGGATGTTCAGAGCATGAAGGGTCTCGTCGGACCTGAAAAGAAGGATCTCGTCATCGACCTTATCTACTCCGTCATCGAGCAAATCGACGCGGGTGAGGAGGACTCCGAACTTGAAACTGTTTTGAAGACCATGGTACCTCCCATGATCGATAGCTTCTCGGTCATGCTAAAGGTAAATAAGGCTTGCGCTTGTATTAAGATTAAATGAAGTTCCCGAATCTCGAAACTATGGTAGCATATGGAATATACACCATCCGTGATCTCGTGTTGTACTCACACAATAAGCTCAAAAAGCGAAACATAGTACCTCTGAACGAATGCAAATGTTGTTCGTTCGTATATGCAGGTGACACGTGTCTAAATTGTCCCCCTTCTAACTCTTTGGTTTGATAACCAGTCCCAGAACAGTTTCTAAATTGTTCTGATCTCTCTTAAGCGGCTTTGCACGTTTAAGGCGTAACGGTTCATTCGTTCCCGTCGCGCCTTTTATTTCGTACATCTTATTCGTTGCATTTGTGATGGGTATAACTTTGTCTACTTCCGGTTCCTGTACCACATCTGTATTCGGATTTGTATCAAGGTCCGCATTTTCTCTAAACTTCTCTATCGTCAGGTCACCACCGAATTCTTTGAGTCGCTGTCTCTTGGGCGCCGGTTTAATGCGACCAATTTTACTGTACATCGCTTTCCGCAACATCACGATATTACCGCATATAATACTCCCCTTGCTCAGGCCGTATGTTTCAAGTGCGTACGTTTTCATACAACTCCAAGAACAAAACTTACCAGCGACTACAAATTTGTTTCGTCTTTCATCGTGTTTAATTGGTAACGCCAGGGGGTCACTCTCAAAATCATGACAGCACCACCAGCACCAAGACATGATTAGTATCCGTGAACAATCTTTAAGTTATATTTTTTTATAGGGCTATATCAAAGAGAGGATATGAGGGCCGCTCGTATTGGGATATTTATCATAATAATCATAGTCCTCATTCTCCTTGGACGAAGTGTGAGAAATAGAACCGTTTTGAAATACGATCCCTCTACGAAACAGGTTGTACAAGTACCTAAATCTGAGTTAGGTAATTCGGTCGAAGTATTACGCCCCGCTTCTGAGATTGTTGTCGAAACACCCAAAGAAGTTGAGGAACGTCTTACTAATACACTTACTGATGCAGGTATCGATCCAGAAATAGTTAAAGATGAAATCAAGAAAAATGTCAAAAACGCTTGCGCATTCCCGGCTAATCCAGAATTGGGGTGTTACGGTAATTATGAAGATGATCCGAATAATCCTGGATGTTGCAAACTAAAGCCGGGGGTCAAACCTGGATTCCAAGAAAAATTGGAACTAGCTAAGACAATCGGTCAGGAAATCGCGGTTGGTATTATCGTAGGCGAAGTTATCGAACAAGGTGTGAAAAAAGCGAGTGCAAAAGCTACTGAAAAAACGACAACAAAAGCTACTCAAGAAGCCCTCGAAAAAGGAGGTGCAAAGGCTACTCAAGAAGCCACCGAAAAGACGACTGCAAAGGCTACTCAAGAAGTCACCGAAAGCGCTGCTAAAGGTGGTGCTGCGGCTACTAAGGGTGGTGCTGCGGCTGTCAAGGGTGCTGCTATGGGGGCGAGAGGAGCAGGTGCAGCTGCTAGGGGTGCAAGAATTGCGGCGGCGGGAGTTCGGGCCGGTGCAAAGATGGCAGCCGCGGGAGCGAAGGCGGCGGGTAAAATGGCTATGAGAATGGCTGGTGGTCCAATTGGTGCGGTAATGTTATTATTCGATGCGGTGTCTATAACTCTTGATTTACTCGACGTCGACGGCTATAACAGTTATACATCACAGGGTATGATAGATAAGGGTAAACGTGCGATAGATCACGGAGAGTACGAAGCTATAGGAAATCACCCTGATATTGATTTCCCCCGTCTTTTCCCTTTATATGAATTCTGTCCGGACGAGTATATAATGGCGCTAGAACTTACTTTCATGCAAATGTTAGAACAATACGCAATACCAGAGATGGGGTTGGATCCAGTCATAGGCCCGATATGGGATAAGTACTCGATGGATCTTGATTCAGCGGAAGAAAATGGTACACCGGAACCAGAATTCCCCATTGAAATTGAACAGTTCTCCATAGACACCGTGGCTAAGTATCATAAAGAGCGTGATGTGTTCATCTATGAAAATCTAAAAGAGTTTCTCGAACCAGAAAAGTACGAAATGCTCGAACTCGTTGAGTGGGCAAGTTCTCCAAATAGAGAAGGTATCACACTTACCCGAGATGGTGCGGCAACGTGGAATGCGGCATCCCGTGATATCTGGCTTCAACATAACGACTTTTTCAAACCACCTCCACTCGAAATCGAATACGTTAACCCCACGGCGGGTGTGTATACAGATCGTGTGTATATCACCGATCGCACAAATCCCGGAGACGCAGACAATCCCAATACAATTGAGGTACCATTTTCAGAGTTACGAACACAACATCCTCAAGGCGAACTCGTTTTTCCGAACTATCCCACGGGCGCGAAGATGGGCATCGCAGAGGATTATGGTGGTTTAGTCGCATTCTGCACGAAACGCCGTCAACTTGCGGGGATTTCTAATGCCATCGATCCTGCACAATTAGGAGTGACGTTTGATATGGATAGGGGTGTCTGCAATTTTACGAAGGAATATTGTCGCCGATACGGTATGGAATATAAAAATAACGACTGCAATACGAACGATGCACAAAAGTTCTTTGAACTTGTTTTGGGTACGACTATCACGCGCGCCTATAAAGAGGAGTTCATGCAAAGGGCTGATGACTTAATGTCCGGAGATCCAGTAAAAATGATAAAGACTGCAGCAATGTTGACTCCGATATTAGTAATGGGAACGGCGGGGCTACCGGCACTTTTAATGACGGTGAGCACTAAACTAATCCTGGATGTCACTCTAAAGGAGATCTTCGAGACGAAAGCGAAGCGATCTAGACCTGCGAACGTTCGCGCTTGTGATAATTTCGGTGCGGGTCTTCGCGACGACGGAACGAGCTGCTGGCAAGATACGATACCCCTACGCTCTTCTATGGCAGAAAAAAAGCCCTGTTCCGACTGGCATCACAAACATGGTAAGCATTTACGCGACGATGGTACGAGTTGTTGGAAGGACACCATTCCTATTAAATCTGCTCCTACTAAGAAAAAGTCGTGTGATGAATGGTCTCATAAATATGGAAGAGGATTACGCGATGATGGTACGAGTTGCTGGCGTGATACTCTACCGAGAAAATCATCAATAACAATAAAGAAGCCGTGTTCAGATTGGGAACATAAACATGGCAAGGGTTTACGCGATGATGGTACGAGTTGTTGGCGTGATACAGAAGTTAAGAAGTCTCGCCCCGCTAAGAAATATTCGTGCGACGGTCCTAAATCGGATGAACACCCCGAAGGTGAATGGAAGGCTAAATATGGGAAATTGCGCGACGATGGTACGAGCTGCTGGTCGGATACGTATGTTCGAAAATCGTCTATGGCCAAGAAGTTAAGCTGTACGGATGTGAGACTCGGAGATGGTACTAACCCCCCGTATGGAGGACGTCTGCGGGACGACGGTACGAGTTGCTGGCTCGACGTCTACCCGAAAAAATCGTCTATGGCCAAGAAGTTAAGCTGTACGGATGTGAGACTCGGAGATGGTACTAACCCTCCGTATGGAGGACGTCTACGGGACGACGGAACGAGCTGTTGGTTAGATGCATTTGGACGCGGAGCTGGTGAACTCCCGGGGTGTGCCGACGATGAAGAGAAGGATGGTGCTCTTTGTTATCCGAAGTGTGATGGACCAACCGGTAAAAGAAAGTCGGACCGGCATGGAGATACATACAAGGGCGTCGGACCCGTGTGTTGGCAAAAGAACTGCCCTTCCGATAAACCTCTTAAACGTGGTGCCATGTGTTACGAGGATTGTAGGAATAAGGGTTCAGAATGGTTCAACGGTTCGTTACTCGAATGTGCGGCGTGTAACAATGGATGGAAATCCGATGGATTCTTAGGATGCAAAAAGCCCGGTGGTTGGAAAGGAGTCTGGCCGTACCGCGAGACGCGTAAACAGGCAGGGTTTGATAGCTTTGGTAGAGGTGTTGGAAAGCCTTTACGTGTGTGTAAGGGTACAAAATCTGAGAAGGATGCTGGTTTATGTTACCAGCCATGCGATGGACCAAATGGTGTTAAAAAAACGCCACAGCTCGGGGATACGTATAAGGGTGTTGGTCCTATGTGCCACCCCAAGTCGGGTGCCGGTATCAAGAAAACGCTCATGAAGCGTCAATATTGTGGTCCGAGCTCGACG